AAGCAGGTTCCAATTCTCTGCCAAAGCTACCGGGAACAACGGCGCATTTAGCCGCGATGCTGGCGATTTCGCCTCGAAGAGTCGCGCAACTGGCCGATGCTGGAACGTTTAAGCGTGGCTCAAAATCGATGGGAGAATATGAGTTAGTGTCTTGTGTGCGATCTTATGTAGAACACTTGCGCGCAGAAAAAAAAGAGAACAAGGGCGGAGACTACAACGAAGCGAAGACACGGGAGAAGGCGGCGAAAGCGAGGCTTGCGGAGCTTCAAGTTCAAGAGCGCGAAGGAAAGCTTTTAACGATTGAACACGTCTGCGAGGTCAACGGCGCGGTCTATACGGCTCTGGTTAGCCGGCTCTGCAACCTATCGGACGGTCTAGCGAATATCTGTCACGAACAGCCTGCCGAATTTATAGCGCAGCGATTCAACGATGCGATTCGCAGCGCGTTGAAGGAAGTCGCCAAGATGAAGTTTATCGAGCCGAGTGCGACGGCTACCAATGACGGCCATTGACCAACACGCGCGGCTTCTCAACCAATGGCTCACGCCGCCGGATGACGGGCCGCTTTGGAAGTGGGCGGAAGCGAACATTGATTTGACTGGGCTGTCGGCTTTGGAAGGCCCATATCGCACCGACGTCTCACCGATGGTGCGCTGGCTTTTCAATGCGCTGCAAGATAGAGAGACGAAGCGGCTGGTTGTCATGGTATCGGCTCAGGCTGGCAAGACGCAAACGCTAATGATATTCGCAGCATGGGCGATTTGCGAATCACCTGGGCCGATGTTCTGGGTAGGTGCGAGCGAGGAAGCGTGCGACGAATTCACCAAGGCTAGGTTGCTTCCGCTATTTGAGCAAACGCCAGCCGTTGCAAAGCGAATGCCGATTGAGAGAAGTGAGAAGTCTCTCAATCTAATACAGTTTGCTACCATGCCGTTATACTTTCGCGGCAGCAATTCGCCGTCTAAGTTGAAGTCAACTCCCGTCAGATACTTTATAGGAGACGAAATTGATGACTGGAGGCCTGGCAGTTTGGACAAAGTATTAAAGCGCGTCAGGACATATAGGAACTCGAAGCAAGTTCTTATATCTACGCCTGAACTTAGCGGTGGATCAATGCATGCGCATTTTCTCAGCGGAACGCAGACGTTTTTCCACTGGGCTTGCCCGCATTGCCAGCATCGCCAGCCGTTCAGATTCGGTCGTGAGCGCACTGTATTATTTGAGCCGCGAGAGAAAGGTGGATTCATTTGGGACACAAACGACGCGACAAGGCCGGGCGGAAAATGGAACTGGCAAGAGTTGCGGAAAACCGTGCGCTACCAATGCGATAAGTGCGAAGGCGAGATTCGTCAGGTTGAACAATTCAAACTCCTGCAAACTATCGAAGCCATTGATCGAAACCCGCTGCCGGAAAACGGAATCAAGTCTTGGCATTTCTGGGCGGCGTATAGTTTGTGGGTGAAGTGGGATGATATAGTCGTTGAATTCCTGACGGCAAAGGAGTTAGCCGAGTCTGGCAATCTTGAAATGTTAAAGAGCTTCGTGAAGGAAACGCTAGGAGAACCGTGGGCATTGGTTGAAGACTCGGCTAATGAAGATGAGCTAAGGAAACGATGCGGGACATATAGGCGAGGTGAATACTGGGAATCAGGCGGGCCGCGTCGCGTGTCGCGAATCGTAACCGTTGACGTTCAAAAGGATCACTTGAAGTATGTCATTTCCAATATGCGCGAGGGCGGAGAATTGCGCGTTGTGGATTATGGAAAGCTTGGAGACTTCGCGGACTTGCGAGCAATGCAAGAGCGCATCGGCGTTGCCAATCGCGGCGTGTTCATTGACTGCGCCGACGGAAACAGGTCAACGGAGATTTTGCGCGAATGCGTCCGCTGGAATTGGATAGCCATGCAGGGCAGTGCGCAGGAATCATTCGCGCACCTTACAAGCAACGGGCGCACCGTGCAAAGGCCGTTCAAGGTGAAGCAAATTGACCCGTTCATTGGAACGAACAAGGGCGCTTCCCGAACCGTCACGCGAATCTCTTGGAGCAACAACGCATTCAAAGACCGGCTTTTCCTCTTCGCATATAAAGGCAAGGGCGCGCTCTTTGAATTGCCGGCTGACGTTGGCTCTGACTTTCTTGCCGAGTTATTAGACGAGCGCAGAGAAGCCAAGAAAAGCGAGCGAGGCGCTACCAAATATGTGTGGAAAGACACCGGCAATAATCACTTCTCCGACTGTCTTTTGATGGCTTATGTTGCGATGGACGCAACGGCATTCTCGCGCGGCGTATTTGATACCACGGCCAAGGATTATGAGTTAAAGGACGCGCCCGCGTCTTGACTAAGTAGTCAGGGCCAGCAATGCCTTGTTCATGCCGTCCGGTATATTTGCTGACTTCACCGAGGCCGAAGTCCTTGCCATTCGCGCCCAAGCCAAGACGCTTGTGACCGAGGGCAAGACAATCATGTCATGGGGCAGCGGCAACACTAACACAAGCAAGCAATTCACCATGCCAGTGAAGGAGGTTTTGGAGGAATGCCGTTATGCGCTTCGCAAGATCAATCCAACCGATTACGGCGCGCTTGTGACTAAAGCCTACTGCAATTTCGACAGCTTTAACCCCGCACGCTAAATGGCAGCCGCACCCATCAAGCTCCTTGATGCCTACGGGCGTCCATATAACCAGTCAGGCAACAAGCTTCACGACGCTGCGCGCTGGGATAGATCGCGGCCTTATGTTCAAAGTCAGGCGCATGATTACGCTAACATCGCCGGGGCTGGACAGCGCACTTTGATGACGCTGGGCCGCTATCTTTACGCGAATGTTCCGCCGCTGCAAAATGCAGTGAACACCATTGCAAACACAGCAATTGGCAACAGCTTCATACCTCAATTCTACGGGGCAGATAAAGCGTGGGGCGAGCAGGCCGAGGCGCTGCTTTACGAGTGGCATAAAATCTGTGTCATCAGCGGCGGCGTATATGACTGGCGAGCCATGCTTCAAGTCGCACTCGTTTCAATTATACGGGACGGCGACATTGGAATTCTGCTAACCGAATCGGAGCAATCAGGTTATCCGCAGGTTCAGATTATTCCTTCACATCGCATCGGCTCGCCGTCTGACGAAGGAGTAATTGAGTCAGGGCCATTCAAAGGAAACGTCATAATCAATGGCGTCATCTGCAATAGCTACGGGCGCACTATTGGCTACCGGGTTTATGCGGCTGATTTCAGCACATATCAGGAAGTGTCGGCTTCTGATATGGCACTGTATTACAAGCCAGACTTCGCGGAGCAATGCCGTGGCGCATCGCGTATCGCGTCCGGCATTCGCGATTGGCAAGACCGGAAACAGGCTTTCGAGTTCTTGCGAATGTCGCTCAAAAAGGAGGCAAGCTATGCCGTTGTCGAGCATACTGAGGAAGGAAGCCTAGACCCGGACGCCGATGAAATGTCGTCAGTCGCAGGGCTTAACAGCGGAACGATCTACGAGGAGCGAGTTGATGGTGGAGCTATTCGCGTCTTCAAAAGCGGCAGCAACTCCAAGGTGGAGTTCCCAGAAAGTTCGCGACCTTCATCCAACACTCAGGCGTTTTGGGAGCGTGTCACGCGCGACGGATTGCAGGCAATCGGTTGGCCATACGAATTGACCTATGATTCCAGCAAGATCGGCGGCGCTTCGTTGCGGATGATGATGGAAGTCGCGCAGCGCACCATTGAAGATTATCAGGACATGGCGCAAAAGATGGCAACGCGCATTGATGCTTGGAGAATTGCAAAAGCAATCAAAGCGAACGAATTGCCGGCAAATGCTGACTGGTGGAAAATCGCCCACCAGACGCCAGAGGAGATGACGGCGGACAAAGGCTATTCGTCGCAAGTTGACCGCGAGGAATACAAGCTCGGGTTGGCAACGCTCAAAGATATTTCAGCGCGTCGCGGCAAGTATTGGGAAGAGGAACGCGCCCAACAAGAAAAGGAAATGGACAATCTTTTCGGGACTGCCGTTTCGCTTTCCAAGCGCCATGACATTCCTGTTTCTGTCGTGTTGTCATTCATGCAGGAACGCAACTCGAATCCGTCCCTTGTAATTTCTCAGGCTAACAAAGAAGTTGCCGGCATAACTGACGCGCCACAAGAAATATGAAATCCATTCTCGCCACGCAGGAACTTCTATTGATTGAACCTCGCCGATGGTTTGCCAAGCTTGAGGAATTCGAGACGCACCAAGCTGGTTTGGTTGAAATGCTTTTCGGCGAAGAGCCGACTGCCGCACAATCTCCCGAGGTTGACGGCGATGGAATGGCCACCGTTGAAATTGCCGGGCCGATTGTCGCCGGCCTGCCTTGGTTCGCGGAACAATTCGGTTACGCCCGACCCGAGCTAATCCGTGAACAGCTTGAATACGCGGCGACGAATCCAGCGGTGAAAGCCATTGTGTTAGATATTGATTCTCCGGGCGGCACGGTGACAGGCACTCCCGAGCTTGCTTCATTCGTTCAAGAAGTCGGTGCTACCAAGCCAATTTATGCGTTCACGTCTGGGCTTTGTTGCTCTGCCGCTTATTGGATTGCGGCACCATCCCGCGCGATTCTCGCAACACCAAGCTCCGAGGTTGGCAGTATCGGAGTTTATGTCGCACACCAAGACATGAGCGCGCTTGCAAGGGCGATGGGAATTGTCGTGAACGTCTTCCGCTCTGGTAAGTATAAGGGCGCGGGCGTTCCCGGCACGTCACTATCAGAAGCACAATCAGCAGAGATACAGGCTAAAGTTGATTCGCTTGCAGCGCTGTTCAAATCGTTCGTCACCGAGCATCGGCCCGGCATGAATGAAGAAACAATGCAGGGCCAGACTTTCATGGGATATAAAAGCGCTGGCGTGCGTTTAATTGACGGACTTGTTGGAGATATAAAAGAAGCGAAAAAAGTTTTTGCGCAACTTGACAAGTGACTTTACAGGCCAACAAATTTGCTCAACAAATATATGACCGCGCTTCAAGAACTCAATCAGCTCAAGTCCGAGGTTGCACGACTCGCTTCTGAGAGCGATCAAAACGCGCAGCTCGCAACTAACAGCAATAATGCGCTCGCCGAGTTGATCCAGAAACACGACGCGATTGTTGCCGCGCATAGCAATCTGGTTAAGGAGCGCGACGCGCTCGCCGCAAAGGTTGCGAGTCTCGAATCCGAAAAGGCAGCCGTCGCTGCCAGCGTAGAGGCGGCAGCTGCCGGCAAGGCCGCTGCTATCGTTGCGGCTATCGGAGCAACTCCCGCACCCGTGATTCCTTCCGCTGGCGCTCCTTCCGCGAACGATTTCGCCGAAAAGCTCGCCGCCGAAAAAGACCCGGCGAAACGGACTATCCTTTACCGCGAACACCGCAAGGCGATTCGCGCGCAATTTGACGCGCAAAAGCGCGGCTAAATCAGCAATCGGAAAACAGTAACAGCACAAAACTATGGCTACCTACACGAACCTCGATGACGAAATCGTCAGCCAAGCCGCGCTGGAAACCTTTACGAAGGTTCTCGCCCCGCTTCGCGCATTCAGCACTAACTTCTCCGCTGCTCCTGGCACGCGAGGCGCTCAAGTGCTTGTGCCCCTCGTATCGGCCCTGACCGCGACGACTTTCGGCGGCAGTTATGCCGTTTGCTCCGGCACGAAAACCGTCACCACCATCAACTTGACGGCCCACAAAATCATTACCGTTGGACAAGACGACATCTCCGCTTGGAACTCGTCTTCTGCCTCGCTCGAATCCTTCGGTCGGCAGCAGGGCGCTGCGCTCGGCACGCTGGTTCTGCAAGACATCCTGAGCCTTGTCACCACGGCTAACTTCTCCCTGGCGACTGCGGTCGCATCGACTGCGCTCGACGTTCCGCAGCTTCGCGCCGCGCGGCTCGCGCTCAACCAAAACGACGTGCCAGCCGACCCTCGCTCGCTGCTCATCGATTGCACGCCGTATGACGCGCTGCTTTCCGTGACCAACTTTGTGCAGGCGTATATGTTCAAGGACAACGGCGTCTTGGCCGAAGGCCGCGTTATGCGCGCCCTAGGCTTCGACTTCTACGAACTGAACAACCTGTTCAGCGGTGCGAGTGTCATGGGCTTCGCCTGCCATCCGAACGCCGTCGCCGTGGCGATGCGCTACCTCCAGCCTCAAGACCCGAGCGCCTACGAGTCAGCTTACGCTGTGACCGATCCCGAATCTGGCCTCACCTTTGGGGTGCGCAAGCATTACGATCCTAACACCGGCAGCAGATTCCTTTCGATGGAATGCAACTACGGTTACGCAAAAGGCCTGTCCACTGGTGGCCGCGTCATCAAGCGCACCGACTAATCGGAAAACGCAGCATAGCGCGCGGAGTGCGGCCCGCGCGTTAGCTTTTCAAAAAGCTAGCTTCCCCGGTAGGCCGCACCCTGCCGGGGTTTTCTTTTAATATGATTAGCCTCTGCCTAATAGTCGGGAACGTCCAAGAATACATTGAACGATGCCTTCGCTCATTCGCTGCGATTGGCGACGAAGTTGTCATCGTGCGGGCCGTCGGAAACCAAAAGCCGGACTCGACTCAGGAGATCGCAACGCGAGTGTGCGCCGAGCTTGGCAAGCCGCTGGTGTTTACCGACTACAGGAATAAGCCAGAGTGCGCAGACTGGCCACACGTTGACGATTTCTCGGAGGCGAGGCAAATGTCATTCGACTTGGCGAAATATGATTATGCGTTCTGGTGCGATACAGACGACGTGTTGGAAAGCGGCGCTGAGTTAGTTAGGCAGCACGCTATGGAAGCCAAATATGCCGCCTATATATTCCCCTACAAAATCATTGGCCTTGGCGTCAGCGTCCCGCGCGAACGCCTTATTTTGCGCGCTGCTGGCCGCTGGAATTATCCCGTGCACGAGTGCTTTCTGTTTCGAGTTGAGCCTGTCAATGCGGCACAGGATGACGGCGTTGTAATTGTCCATGCGCCACGGCACGACAAGACGGGCAGCAACGAACGCAACCTGAGAATCCTAAAAAGCATTCCCGAAAAGGATATGCACCCAGGCCTTTTGTATCATCTGCATGGCGAGCTAATGGGCATCGGAGACAAGCAGGGCGCTATTGAAGCGGCTACGCGCGCATTCAATGACAAGCGACTTGGAAAGCCAGAGCGGTATGAAATGTTGATGAACCTCGCGCGGATGGCGGATCAACCGGGTGAAAAGGAGGTTTGGCTTCACGAGGCTTACCGTTGCGACCCGGCAAGGCGCGAGTCGCTTGGTGTTTTGTCTGGCAACGCACTCGACTTTGGCCGGCCAGACTTGGCGCTTGTCTATGCCCAGCAAATGCGCGCAACTCCGCCGCCAAGAAAGACGGAATGGAACCATCGCGGCGGCTTCTATGGCTGGCTCGGCGACGACATTTATCAGCAGGCGCTTCGCATGAACGGGGCCGAGAATGAGGCAAACAAGCTGCGCATGATGGGCTTCATGAAGGCTGGTGGGTGCAAGATTTCTCTGCTTCACGCAACTCGCGGCAGGCCACAACGATCGGTTCTTGCGCGCAAGGCTTGGATTGATATGGCCGAGCATCCCGAAAACATTGAACACGTTTTTGCGTTTGATGTTGATGACAAGGACAGCGAACCGCTTGCACGGTTTCATCACGTCAAGCTTCCATCGGGCGGCGGGTGCGTTGCCGCATGGAATGCCGCCGCACAGTCTTCGATTGGCGAGGTTTTGGTGCAGCTCTCTGACGACTGGCTTCCGTCGCGCGGATGGGACACTCAAATCTTGAATGCGCTTGGAGACACCAAAAAGCCTTCCGTTTTGGCTATCTCAGACGGCCATCGAAAAGACGATTTGCTTTGCATGGCTATTTGTACGAGAGCGTATTACGAGCTAGATCGGTTTCTTTTCCATCCCGACTTCACCGGCGTCTATTCTGACAACTGGTTCACCAAAGTCGCTTACGAACGCGGCGCTGTCATTCAAGCGCGC